TTAGCCCCTAACCAAAGGCAAGCCAAGCATTCCCAAAGGCTGTTGTAAATACGGCTCAATGAGTGCCAAAGCGATTTGCTCGTTTTGGCTCATCGCCTGCCCTTGCTCACCATCTGCATAAGTTTTTGAGACAGACACATCACCTGCTTTAGATGATTTGCTCGTCACTACGCCTTCTGTTCGTGCGACAAATAAATCACCGTCAAGCCATGCTTTGGCAATGTATCTGCCTGCTTGTCTGATGGGGTCAGGGGTCTTATCAAATGCCCTAATTTTATGCTTATTTAGCCACGCATTGACAATGACCACGGTTTGTTCATCAGCCTTATCAATGTCTGTTAAATCATCAAGTGTTATCATTGTTTCATCCTAAAAACCCCATCTGTTTTAGGTGGGGTTTTTGTTCGTGCTGTTTGGGGTTATTCAACCTTGGCGGTCTCGCTCTTTGTACCTGTCAGTACTTCGGTAACCTGTGGGTCTTTGATGCCATAATCTGCCCCACTTTTGGCAGGGTCTGTTACCTGTGCGTTAGCCAGTGTGCTTTTGCTTTCATCAAAATACGCTCGCTCGGATGGATAGGTAAAATTAAAAGCAGGCTTAACCTTATCTTTGGGTAATGACATGAATCTCTCCTTATAGGTTGGTGATTAAAAAGCGAATGGGGGTAGCATCAGCATCCAATCGCCAGTTGGCGGCGGTGGTCAAATCCGTCCAACTCGGTGATAAGGCTTCATTTTTTGTGCCACCTGTTAGCGTACTAGGCTCACCGATGAAGCTAAACCCTTGGGGGTGGATGAGTATGTTACGGCGTGTCCATAGCGTGGTATGACCTGAGCCATTGCCTGTGTTCGCCGTGCGTTCAAGCTCAAGATCATCTTGACCTGAGACCATGTCAGCAGCAAATGCCCCAGCCCCTAACAAATAAGAGACATATTTGGCGTTTTTGCCTGTGCCTATGACCGTGGCACGCTTTGACTGGATAAGCCTGCGACCGTTATACATATCAATGGGCTTTAAATCATCGGCGGTGGTTACTCTCTCAACCAGTCGCTGTTTTCTCATCTTGGTTGCAATCAAAGGATGCACGACCATTAAGCCTTTGCCCTGATACATTTCATCCATCGTGCCTTCAGCGTCAATAAACGCATGAACATCAAAGCCTGATGAATCATCAGCAGTTGCCTTTGATATGTCAGTAGATAACTTCTTACCATTAGATTGGTCATAATTTAAAAGACCAAACAAGGTAGCAATGGCACGGTTTTCAGCTTGTGTCAGCCAATAGTCATCAATCATCTGTGCCATAAGTTTTAGCGGTGATTGACCGAGCAAATAGCTTTCAAGACGGCTTTCAATAAAGCCCTCATTTAACAGTGCCAAACGCCCTTTTGATTTACTGCCTTCGATTGAGCGTGGCATCGCAATATCTGTCATGATGGTGTTGGAATAGTTCGCTTCTAAGTTGCCATCAATGGGGTGGATAAAAGGCACATCAAAGGTTAATGAACCGCTGTTTAGCAGGGGGCGTAAGCGTGCATCTGAGACAAATGCCCCTGATTGCCAAAACTTTGACCGCTGTAAGTTGTCTTTAACCTGATAAGACAAGGTGACATTTTTATTAAAAATCTCTCTTAATTTTGCCATGATTACTCCAAAAATAATTGATTAAATAAAGCAGGGTTTGAGTGGGCAAGTGCTAATCGCTCTTGTTCACTGTAATCACCTGCTCGCTTAGCTGATTGACCGTTTGAACCTGTACCACAGGATTTTGTGCCAATGATTAAGCTGTCGTATTTACCACAGTTTTGCATTTGTTTTGCCAAATCGTCAAGGGTCATGATAGATACAGCACCACTGTCATCTAACACGCTTAGCTGACCATCTTTGGCAGACAAACGCTTTTCAATGAGTATTTGTAAAATCTCTTGGTTAGCAGGGTTATCGCTTAACTGACTTGATAGCTTTTGGGCGTGTGATTTAACCAAATTCTCATCACGCTCAGCATCACGCTTGGTGATTTGCTCGTTTAACTCTTGAATTTTGGCTTGGTACTGCTTTTCTAGCGTCTCAAAATCCCCCTTTTTGCGTGCAGTCTCTTCGGCAAGTCGCTCTTTTTCGGCTTGTTCTGCTCTTCGCTGTTCACTTTGTTGCTTTTTTTCAGCCAAAAGGGTCTCGCTGTGTTTACGCAATCGGTCAACTTCTGCTTGTAGCTCGTTGTACTGCTCTTGGGTGATTTGGTTTTCTGTATCACCACTTAAAACTGTGGTTGGGTTTTCTTGGGTGTTATCAGACATGATTGCTCCATATAGCCCCACAGGGGCGGTTATGCTTTGATTGCTGTGATAATGTTAGGTAGGGCAAATAACAGTAAACCAAATGCCACCAATCCCACTAAGATTAAAAAGCGTTTCATTTCCATTTTTGCCACCTTATCTAGCAATTCATTAAAAAGTTTGGTATAATCATCAGTGTTCAAATTTAACTCCCTTTCTACTCAAAAAGGGGTTAATAAAAAACCCACATTCGTCAAAATGTGGGTTTTTGTTTTTTATTAACAATATTTTATTAACAATATTTTATTAATAATATTTTATTAATAATATTTTCGCAAAAGCTCAATCCAAACGTTTGTCATCATCTCAACATCATTTGACTTATCCGTAACCAATTTTTGCACTTCGTCTATTGTGGGATAATCAAAAGGTACATCATAGTAATCAATATCACTAAAACAATACAACTTTAAAATAAACTCAAAATGCGATTGTTTTAAATGTTCTGACAACCAATTTTCCCATTGATTGATGCTTGAAAATGATTTATTTAAGCGAAACTCGGTATATTTAATAAGCAATTTTTTATCATCATCAGATAAATCAAATAAAAAATCATAGGTTGTTATATCTCGCTCATCGTAATCCATAATTCATCGCCTTTTTGTTGAATTTTCTCAATTTTAAATGAAGTTTTAGGCAATATCAATACTTCTCGTTGTTCAGGTTTTACCGCCAACATATCAATGCGTTTGCCTGTCTTCACTTTAATGAGCATTCTAACACGATAGTGAGAAAAAACATCGCTTTCCCCAATGATTGCACTACTCATAAAAGCAGGCGATTGATATACGTCGCCAACTTTAAGGTTTTTTAAGTCATCATACAAAGAAACACGACGAACAACTTGACCTTGATAATTTGGTAGCTTGTTTAAACCTTTTAGCATATGATTTATCTGCTCTTCAATATCTGCATAGCCTTTTGGGTCTTTGTTTTTAAATTTAGTAGGTTTTAAAAAATAAGACTGGACAAATCCATGCGCGGATGTATAAGCAGATATGCTAAATAATTCGTTATCACTTAATCCAAATTTTTCACCAATGGGTTTTAATTCATCAAATTTCTTCTTTGCCCTACGGTAAAAAGGGTGGTTTTGAATACCCAATATTTTCTCGCCAAACGCCTTTTTAAATGCCCTAGGCTCTAATGCTCTCATTTGTTCAAGCGTTAAGGGCGTAAAATGCTTATCTAGTTGCAATGCACCAAATCGCTCTACGCTCATGCCGCCATCACGAAATAACTTAGCCCTAGTTTTACCCAATACTTCGTCTTGATACCTTGCAGGCTGGTCTTTTAGCCATTCATAATAAGTTTGGTTTTTAACCACTCCATCCATGCTTGCTCGTTGTTTTGGGGCGGTATAGCCATCATAAACAATCTCAAAACTTGAACGGCAGTTAAAATGATAGGGCGGATATCGTGCCTTATCCAAAGGCATAAACACCCCATCCAAGCCCCTACAAATGCCACTGGTTCGTAAATCTAAGGTTGCAATGACTTTAATGCCCTTGATGATATCAGCGTTATCAGCGATGACCGCCTGCTTGGCTTGGCTTGCCACAATGGCTGTGCCTGTATGGGCAATGGTTTTGGCGTGGCGTGTTGTGGTTTGTAAAATGCCATCTTGGTAGCGGTTTTTGCGTGTACCTCGGATAATCTGAATAAGCTCTTGGTTGGTTAAGCCATTGGAATAAGCATAGCTGATGGCATTACTTATCTGTGTGCTTTGTTCATCACCAAACTTAGCCAAAATCTGATTAAGCGTTACGCCAACCTGAGCAGATAGCTTGATGGGGCTGTCTGCGTCAAATTGTGGCTCATTAATGTTTAGCGTATCTAGCTTATCATCATCAACCATTTTGGTTTCAAGCGTATAACTGTAATTGTATAGCTCCTGCCAATCGTTGCTTAAATCTAAGGCGTAACCCACCAAAAAGCCCATCAGCTCCTGCTTACTCTCGCCAATTAATAACTCAAATTCTTTATATTTAAGCTCACTAATTTCATGACGAAATACCACCAATTGTAAAAACTCATCAATTTCATTAAGTGTGGTTTTAAACTTATTTGACAGATGAACCTTGAGCCTTTCTAAATTGATTAAATGCTTCATAAGTCATGCTCGGTTGTTCAATTAAACCATCTATTTCATCATTGCTAAGCTCGCCACTGATTAAATTAAACTCTTTGGCTTTATCATACAATACAGATTTAGGTAGCTTGCCTGCGTCAATTAAACCTGATAACTGTGTTAGCAAGCCAATATCAACCGCATGTTGGCTAAATTGCTGTCTAATAACAAATTTCGGTGGATGCTTTGCCCCTGTGTATCTATTGCACCAGTTTAGCAATGATAAAAAGCCTTCGTTAATATTGGCAACACATAAAGACGCTTGGCTGTGCTGTGCCGATGTTTCATTTTCTGCTTGGGTTGCTGTCTTGATTGCACCGCTTGCCTGCCCAAGCTGAAAGCCAAGCTCGCTGATAATACCCCTTTTCTCCACAATGCCATCGGTTGCCATTGTGTTGGGGCTTGCCTGAGCAAAGCCAAATGAACCATGTTCGCCCAGCATTAATACAATCTCACTACCAAGCTTAAAGGGGCGTACCTCGCCTGTTTCTTGATTGCGGTACATATCCATTGTTTGTGCGTCCATGTTCAAAAACGGCTGTATTTGCCCACACATAAAACGGCTGTTTTCGGCATCAGCACTATTGCAATAAATGCCATGCTCAATATGCACCAAAGGCTCAATGGGTATTTTTTGTTTTTCAAAAGTATTAAATTGACTGCCAAAAATCTGAAAAGGGATACGCTCCCAATGCTTGCCATTGTGGTCAAGGGGTCGGCTAAATGAATTTGGCACAACAAAAAACTCGCCTGTGTCATCTTGTTGCCAAACTTCACTATAATAGCCATGCTCATCAAGCCCAAGTACTCGCCACTGGTCAACGATATCTTGCACAAAAGGGTCATCGGCTTGTCTTTGTCTCACCAATTCATGTAAGACAATCATATCGTCTTGCCAATTGATAATACTGCTGGCAGGGTAAAAAATAAGCTTGGGATTTGCATTCAATCTAGCGTCGTCAGCTTGGCTATTGTTACCACCTGTTAGGCTTGGATAATCCACCAATATGCCACACCGCCCATTCACGAGCAAGGCTTCTAGTGTCTTTTGGGCTTGATGATACAGTGATGTTCCTTGCCCATCTGCATCATAAACCAAGGCTTCCAATCGCTCATCAATATCCAAAATGGGGTCTAGCTTAAATGCCAAGCCCAAGTATTGATTGACCACTTTGCTTGAATATTCATAAAAAACCGCTCGCTTTAAATAATTGTCGTATCGTTTTTTAGCAAGCAAGCTATCATCTTGCTGGTTCGGTCTTGGCAGGTAAATCTCGCCCTTATTTTTAACTGCTCTTGTTCCTGCAACAAAGTCATTACACATCACCCAAGATGGCAATGCTTCGTCGTAATCAGGGTGTGTGCTATTTACTGGCATAATCTTTCCTAGTACGGCATTTGGATAAATGAACTTAATGCAGGCTTGGCAATTGGATATTGATAAGCAACAAAGTAACCACCAGCGTCATTCATGTGGTCATGTCCTGCTGTCTTATCAGGCATGCCCGATTTATCATAAACTTGCTTTTCTAAGCTGTCGGTATATTCAGGGCACATTCTTGTATTAATAAAATAGCGTCTGTCACCTTGGCTGTTGCAAATCAAGGCATTCATGGCATTTACCCTATCTTTAATGCTTGGGTTTGTGCTTGCAACTTTAATACTAAATCCTGCCTGCCTTAAAATGCTGTGGTCTGAAACACTTGACGATTTAGAACTTGTATTGTGTCCGCTGGCATCAGGGTAGATAATAATATGATGGTTAGGATAACGGCTCTGAATGATTTGGCACATGGTCGGCGTATCTCTTGCCCCCATAATCTCATCAACGGCATAAGCCACATTATTCTTAATCACATGAACAACAGCCGACATATTCAACACATTAAAGTCCATACCAATATGCAGGGCATCGCCTTTTTGTAAAGTAATATCTGTATGGTTTAATTGTCTGTCAAAATCAGGATAAACCGCACCACTGGTTAAATTGACAAACTGCCCATTTAAATACGCTTCAATCAATTGGGGCGGATAAGATTGCTTTAACGACTCAATGTACCCATCAGGTAAGTTTTTCTCATTATCATAAGTACTTGCCTGTATCAGTCCGTAGAATTGGGCTTTATCAGGGCTTAAATTGGCTTCTTTGACAAACTGCTCGTAGGTAAACTTAAAGCCCTCAGGCGTTGTGGTTACATCAATACCGTTTCTTAGACCATCTTTATTGTATCTCATACGAGCGATAATCTTACGCCAAGCGTCTCTTGCTTTATCTGTTGGCAAGGTATCAAGCTCATCAACCAAAGCGTGACCAACTTTAAAGCCAACAATAGACGCTGGATTATCCATAGAGCGACAAATTACCACCCCACGGTAAGTTGCACCGCTATAAACCAATACTTCTTTATTTGATTGTTTAATCTCAATTCTAAGCCCCCAATCTTTGGCACATTCTTCCATCGTTGGGTAAAAAATATCTCTAATCTGTGGATAAGTTGGGGCAAAGTAGCCAGCGTTTACATTCGGAAATTCCCAAAAATGCTTACACAAACTGGCACACCCTGCCCAAGTTTTGCCACTACCAAAGCCTGCAACATACGCCCTAAACTTATGGGGCATATTTAAAAACTGGGCTTGGGGAATGTTAAGTCTTGGCATCTTTACGACCGTTTATTACATCAATGATAATTTGAGTAGGCGTAGCTTGGCTGTCTTGCTGTTGCGATTTGATTTTATCTAATTCAATTTGCTTCATTTGTAAATCAATGACTTTACTCATCAAATCTTGCCTTGTTATCGTTAATGATTGAATTCTTGCAATTAAGCGGTCAATCAGCCCACCAAAATCAGTTTTAGCAAAAGATTGATGAACTTGCTTTTTACCATTATCCATGCCCATTTCTTGCACAACTTGCATGGTTTTGGCAATCAGTTCAAGTTTTTCATTGTCATTTTTGCTTGCCTGCTTCTGCTCTGCTTTTAAAGCTCGCATTAATTGCACTTTACATAACAACAATTCATCATCAATTCTATCAATATCAAATTGGGCGGCTTCTTGCTTTTCTTCTTCACTAAAAAACTTAGAATAGATGCCGTGTATTCTAGCGTTTTGATTTCCCTTTGGTGCACCTGTTGACAAACCCCCATGTAAACGACATCGCCCATTTGCCATAGGTGCAGTTTGGCAAGGTTTGCCATTTCGTCTTTTAGCACCGCAAACTCTTTTTATCTTCATAGGGTTGTTTCATACTTGGTAAAAAGCCCTGTCAAAAAATAACAAGGCTTGATGAAAAAAAGACAACTAAAATAAGTTGCCCTGTCCTGTGCTAGATCTAGACTTTTTAGTCGCCGCCCCTTTAATGCTCCCAATCGAACGCTTAAGTGCCTTTGCCATTGAATCATTGGCTTTTTTATTAGCAGCTACTTCTGAACGAGTTGCGAAACGACTTGTAGTCTTACCGCTTACCACCTTGCCAAAAGTTCTAAACCGCTTGGGCGGCTTTTTTGCCATACTTGACGCACTTGCACCTGCCATAATTACTCCTCATTGCTTGATACAAGATAAGTATCAATATCGCTAACATCAATATTCCCCAAATCAGGGTCATCAATGCCAGGGCGATACACCAAAATCGAACGACCTTGTTCATCAATAACCAATGAACCGTCATCCGTTGCTAAAAACAAATCATCATGCCTTAGGCGTGTTGGAAAGTCCGCAATACGCCATAAAGTTTCATGAACTTGTTTGAAGTTGTTGGCACTACTTGGATAGCCGATATTTCTAAGCGAACGACCAATGCTTGCCAAATAGCCTGAAAATTCCGAACCCTCCCAGTCAGGAAAAACATTGGCGTACTCATCAAAAAAATCAAAATTAAATGCAACAGTTCGCCCATGCTGTCTTAATTCTGTAAAAAAGCTATCCAAGGTTGGGAAAAATGGAAAGTTTAAATCAAAATACGGTTGCCAAAAATCTCCCTTAGTTGATGAGATGGCATCGTAAACATTAATATCAGCTTGCTTTAATTGTTCAAGTAAGTATTCATAATCCGCTTGGTCTTTTTTCTTTTTGCACGCCATTTCAATAATACTGGCAAACTCTTTGGCTGGTCTTGATTTGATTTTAGGCTTTTGCATGTGATTAATGTGCATCTCACCAAGCCACACATGACCGAAGCCATTATCTTTAAGCCAAGTTACAAAACCATCAATATCACGCCACCAATCCGCCACATAAGGATTAATACCTATAATAACATGATGACCGTATTGCTTAGCAAATAACGCCAAATCCTTTCGTTGGTCAAAATCAGGTGCACCAACCTCAGCCCTTGAAATGATATTATTATCATCGCTGGTAAAGCTGATATAAACACAGGTAGGCTTTGAGCGTGATAAGACATTTTTCGCCTTATTACCGCCCCTTGTTTGAAATACAAAGCGTGTCCCAATATCGGTGAATACATCAAAAATTGATGCAAACTGCTCAAAGTTTGACTTAGCAAATGGGTCGCTGTCATTGCTAACCATGATTGGATAGCCTGCCTGCAAATAGCGTACAGATAGGTTTTTCATGGGTTTATTATTCGCCACTGCATTGGCAACATTAATCACCTTATTATAATCCGCTCGCCTATCAGGGTTATTCAAATTAGCATAACAATAAAAGCAATTATGACTACAATAATTTAACCCCAAGTGTACAGGTACAGGACTAACCAAATACTCACCCGTATAAGGCCTAATACTCATTGCTTTCACCTAAAACATTTTGTAAGAAAAATTCTTTATCGGTCATGCCTGCCTTAAGCTCCGATAAACGCTTATGTTGTTGTCTGTTTAACACAACCATAAAAGTAAAGCTAATGGGTTCTTTTTTCTCGCCTTTATCTTGTGCAGGCGTGATTTGTGTATCATCTTCTTGTTCTGCTTCATCATCATAACCACCACCGCCAAACTCTTCATCAGCTTCAGTATATTCACCCAATCTGTCTTGCCTATCCAATGGATGCTCAGCCATCTGCTCGCCAAAGTCCAAATCACCGCATAAAGCTTCTAATTGCATTAAATCCATATCCAATGCCATAGAGTCGCTTAATTGCTGTAATTCATCATAAAGCTTATCTTTATCCCAATGACCAAGCTCGGCTGTTCTGTTATCAGCAATAATAAACGCTCGTGCTTCTTCATCTGTCATGTGGTCTAATACGACACAAGGCACAAAATTAAGCCTAAGCTGTTTGGCGGCTTCTACTCGTCCATGACCTGCCAAAATATACCCATCACGCACAACCACAGGGATATTAAACCCATACCTTGAAATACTATCAGCAATCGCTTGAACTTGGGTTTTTGGGTGCTGTTTGGCATTGTTTGGATGCGGTTTTAACTGCAGCGGATTAATCTGTACAATATGTTTTGCTTCTTTCATACGAAACCATTGCCACCAATTTGCCCAACGAAAAAACCCCTTGCGTGTAAACAGAGGCAAGGGGTATATCAAAATTGTGCACAATTTTCCATTATGGGTAAATATTAACAAATCTTTGCTAACAATTCAAGCATTATTTTCAAGAAAAGCAATCACATAGCCCATTGCACCACTTAGATTTTCTTTAATAATGTTTCTTGCGTTTTTAATCCTGCCATTGCCAAATACTCGCATATCTGCCATCTTGGCAATTTTGTATTCAGGGATATTCTTAGCAAAGTACAAAACAAAAATCTGATACTGCAACACGCTATACCGTGATAATCTGCTAACCGCCTTATCAATCGCCATTGCCCTGTCATCTGTAATATTTGGGCTAACAAATGAGCAGGGAATATTATCACGCATTATCATCTCAAACCAAGGGCTTGGGTAACTTAGCCTGTCAGGGTCGCACCTAACCCATCTCCCCCACTCAATAAACTCTTTTTTGTACGCTTCTAGTTTTTCATTGCTCATTAAAACGCCCTTTAAAGTGATAAATCATTTTTGTGTTTGCAATCGCTCAATCTCATCTTGAATATACCAAACCGCCTTTTGTAAATCTTGAATATCACTATTACCGTCTTTTAGCCCTGCTCGCCAAAGGTACTTGATGGCATTGCCGATATTAAAATTACGATGGCGTACAATCTGTATGCACTCAATGCCTGATGGGTCTGATATGTAATGCTTTGGGTGATTGACTGGATCTTGGGCAGCCTCTTTCTTTTTCAAACTTTCAAACATTTGCTTCTGCTCCTTAATCTCTTTGTAAAGTTTTGGGTCATCATCCTTAAGGTCTTCGCAATCAAAAATATTTTCTTGGTAGTCAAAATTCTTGTGCCAGTCTTCAGCCAATCCACTATCAGCGACAAATTCATAAGGCGTATCTTGCCAAAGATATTCCACCCCTGTGTCTGAGATACTAAAAACCAATACCGCCCCTTCTTGACATACCCAAATATCGCCCACTTTTGGTTGTCTTAATGCTTTGTTAGCAGCCAAAATTAGCGTATAGCTACCATGCTTTTGACCGACCGATGGCGATTGATAAGTCACTTCACCGTGCTTTTCTTGAGAACTCATTGCTCATACTCCTAAAGTTTTTAATAAAATCGTCATAATTCATTGGTACAGGTGCTTTGCCGTCAATCTCTACCCAGATATTGCCGTCCTTATCAGCCTTGCTACTATTCACCTTTGCAAGCTGATTGTTTTGTTCATTGTAGTATGTTGTCATGTTCTCGCTCTATGAAATGCTAATTTTTTCATCATCTTTAATCCACTTTAGGTCATCAGGAACGCTTAAAGCTATGCCATTCTTGAACGCCCAAACCTCAATCTCATTTAAATATTCACTAAACTGCGCTGTTGTTGCCTGTGTTGTTGTTAAAAACCGCTTAGCAAATGGTAGCGCCACTTGTTGCTCATAGTTCGGCTGTCTTTTTAGCGTGTTTAGCGATTCAAAAAGCTGCGCCATCTCGCCGTCGTCTCTTGCATAAATCTTGGCTAAAAATAGGCGTTTAAACATCACATGTACATCATCGTCATCTTGACCTGTCTTATCTTTGATTTGCTTAAGCCATAACCAATACAGCCGATTTTGCGCCTGTGTTCGTGTTTCGTTTTTATCAGTGATGACGACACTACAAACCTGACCACCTTCGTATTGCTTGACGATCTCGATAAAGCAATGTTTCATCACCGATTCGCTAATGATTCTAAAAACTTGTTTCATCATCTAGCACTCGATTAATAAACTTAAGCTTAGAAATAAACCAGCTTTTCGCCTCCTGTCTTGACAAGCCTTGATATTGATCAAGCCTGCTGTGGCACAAATGACACAGTGGTATCGTGTAATCGTCTTTAGCTTTAATGCCCTTGCCTTTGCCAAATTCCTGCCAATTGGCGTGTGCCGCTTGGCTTGGTGGTGGCAAACCACAATGGCAACACGGCAAAGCTCGGATTTGTTTAAGCCGATTTGCCACAATTAGCCCCCAAAAGGCCGTTATCAAGCTTTTCATCTTTACTGCTTTTATCGTGCCATACGCACCTTGTTAACGCTTCCCATGCAACTGGGAATAATGGCTCGATAATCTCGCCTACCTTTAAGGCAAGCTCTTGGATTTCTTTTTGTGCGTGGGGGTCGATACGCTGGTTGTAAAATCTTGCCCATGCCACAAGGCTACCGCTCCATACCCACTCGGTCATCACCCCTTGAGGTAACACAAATCTAGCCTGCTCAGGGGCAACGCCATTTTCTAGCAACCGCTCATATAAATCAATGCTTGTATTCATGTGATAAGTATAAACGGTCTGCATGTTGGATTGCTGAGCACCTGCAATCTCATCACCGCTACCTTGTTTCACTGAACCAATAGGCTTACTTCGAAAGATAGGTAGATAATAATCAGGGGCTTCACTGACATATCTGCGTGATACCGTGTTCATCGCAAAGCCTACTTGGTGCTTAACACATTGAGCGTGAATAGCAATAGGGGCTTTTATATGCAAAGTAACAAACGCATGGGCAAACGGTGTCCAGTGATTGTGTTTTGCTAAGTATTTGATTAACTTATTGTTTTGTTCAGGGGTGAAATTACTTGCGTCCTTTGAAAAAGAGACCCTTGCGGCATTCACTACAGAATTATCATCGCCCATGTGGTCTTTATAAATCACTGCGGTGGGGCTTTGTTCATATAACTTACTCATTTATATCTCCAAAATATCAATATCATGCACAGTTTTCATTAAATGTTTTTTTAAACGATATACTTTATCTTTTTTTGTAATTGCTGATTTCACATCTTCAACAACGGTTTTGCCAGCCATGTTGTCAAAATACACGAAATCGGCAATATAACGCACGCTAGGACGCTTTCTAGGCTCGCCTGATATCCTAGTACCACTAACCAAAATAAATGGCTTCTGTAGCGTTAAATCGCTGATTAAACCACTGTTTTGCATTTGCTTTAGCACAAGGTAACGGTTTGCTTCTTTTTTACTGTCAAAAGTAATGCCGTCAATCTTAACTTTCTTGTTTTTGTACTTCACGCACATATCTCCGATGTTAAACCTTTACCCCTTGTTGCCCATGTTTTTTTCTACCAAAGGTTGTCAAAAAACGATTAATTTCGTTTTGCATTTCAGCAGAGATTATATTTTGTGTTTCTTGTTTTTGCTCAATTTGCTGAGCTTGTGGCAAGCTAAATCTTGCACCTTTGGCGTGTTCGGCACAAACTTTGGTATATGTTTTTGACCATACGCCAAAAATCTCATTTTCGCTTTTTGTGCGGATTTCATAAAATCCGACACGGTTAGCCGTCTCATAGACTACTTCGTGACTGTAACGGCTCTTTGTAGCATCAAGATAAGCTTGACGGCAATCAGGGTAAATCTCATTGGCAAATGCAAGTTCTGCAAAGTCAGCAGGTGTGGTTGGCATCCACTTTAGCGTTAGGCATTTGCGATAAGCTGTCGCAAACATGGCTTCAGTAATCTCAAGATCAGCCAATGCAATTGCCCATAGTTGAGCTGTCTGTAAATCCCATGCGCCCTGCGTCATCTTGGTTTTAAATTGCAGCTTCCACATCGTAAACATTTCCAGCAAAGCCTTGACCAGTTGTGGATTGGCTTGCTGAGCCATAGTATCGCTCATACTCTGCCATGGCGTTGTTGTAGTACTCTTCTGCTGGATTGATTTTAGGTGTTCGCTGATGTGTTGCATTGTAGTTTTCCTGTTTGTTTTGTTGACCTAGACCGTCTCGCTTAATCCAATTTCTGACCGTTGCTTGCCAGTCTTTCATTGGATTTCTTCCAACTTTCCAACCATTTGAATCATAAAAATCGAGAAAAATGGATGCTTGCTCCGATGGGTTGTTATGCTTTAGCTCTGTAAAATAATCCCTTACCTGCTCAAAGCTTGGTTTGGTGAATTTTTTTGAAGCGGACGCACTCTCTTTATTAATATTTGGTTCTTGGTTATTGGTTTATGGTTATTGGTTATACGCTCATTTTTTTGCGTTCCGTTCTGTTCCGCTTGCGTTCCGTTTTGCGTTCCTTGAGCGTTCCGCTTTTTGTCCGTCCATTTGTAGGCACGGATTTTGGCGGTTATCTCAAAATCATGGTACGCATCATTTTTGAACACAAAAAACTCATCCAGCACAGATAGCAAGGCTTGTTTCTCATCGTCTGTTTTGGCAAGCAGTAGGCGTTCCAATTTGGGCAAATCACCCGTGATGGGCTTTTCGGTCTCATAATAAAGATCGATCAGCTCACGATAAAAGGCACGCTCCAAATGCGTGAGATGGCGTGTTTTCGCCTTGAAATCTGATGGGTTAAATTGATAGTAATGCATCAGTTCACCTCCGCCGCATAGTAAACACGCTTTAAACGATTGTTTTCATCACGAATTTTTTCGCTTTCAATCAGCGTCTTACCTGCCTGTGCGTTCAGTAGCCTCGCTTGGGTGCCTAAAGTTACCGCCGATATACCGAATTTTTCTTGAATTTGTATGCCAGTCATACGCTTACCTGACTTTTTTAGATAACACAAAACAAGGTGCATTTTGCTATTTGGCCTTTGGTTGTTAAAATCACGCTTTGATTTTTTCTTTGGCTGTTCGGAATTGTCAAGATTGATTACCTTACCGCCTTTTTTGATAAATTCGGCAATTTCTCGCTCTTGGGCGTCTAAATCTGTTCTTGAATAATCATTGCTCACAGAGTTTGGTATAATAAATTCGTTCATTTAGCTTTCCTTAAATCCGCCCCTAGTTCGCGCTAGGGGTTTTTGCTTTCTTTCGTGGTCGTAGCTCTTCTGAACGCACCACGCCGTTTGTTAGACTTTCTGCCAAGTCTGCATTATCTCGACTAATATAAAAGCGATTATTTAACCAGCCGCTCACAGCCGATTGCTCTACATCCAAAGCATCTGCTAGCTTCATCTGTGATCCAAAAAACTCAATGAGACGCTGCACAGCTTCATTTTTTATTTTAGACATTATACCACTCTCTTATAAAAATATAAGAAATTATAAGTTAAATGATACATAAAATCAATTAAAAAATAAGTATTCTAATTTGTAAAAATATTAGTTATCTAATATAATTGCCCTAGAAATATCCTAAAAATAGGAAAAAGCTATGGAACTCAAAGATCGTCTGAAATATGCAAGAAAAGCCAAGGGGCTTACCCAAAAGCAAGTAACCGAACAAATTAAGGGCTTGTCCCAATCTGCATACTCTCAGCTTGAAAGTGGTAAAAGCAAAAGCACCACTCGTGCTGTTGAGCTGGCGCATCTTTTTGGTGTTGATGTACATTGGTTAATTTCTGGCGAAGGTGAGATGACAAAAAATAATTATAAACTCACCCCTATCACCGAATGGGACGATAGCACCCCACTGGATGATGATGATGAAGTCGAGATTCCTTTTTATAAAGACATTGCCTTCGCCTGTGGGTATGGTGCGGTTAATGATGATGTGACGCATGAAACTCGCAAATTACGCATGGGTAAGCGTACACTGAGCAATCTTGGGGTAATGTCTGAAAATGCCTTTGCAGTCACTGCCCGTGATGACAGCATGACGCCCTATGTACAAGATGGCGATACGATTTATATCGATACAGGTCGCAAAGAGATCAAAGATGGTCGCATTTTTGCAATTCGCTTTGGGGAGCTGTGCTTATGTAAGCGCCTGTATCGACTGCCTGATGGCGGCGTGCGTATCGTCAGCGATAATTCTGATGAGTTCCCAGAACAAATCGCCACCAAGCAGCAGATCAGCGATGGTGAGTTTGAAGTGCTTGGATGGGTTTGGAGTGTCAGCCGTCTTGAGCGGTGGTAAGGTGGTTGGGAAGATGGTGGAGTATTGATTGGTGTGTCACACAGTAATGCAGACTAACATAATCTTAAACACTGGTATATAAATTGAAAGTATAGGTGATTGCATTTATGATATCGAGAACAACAACGATTACACATTATGAATTGAATATGTCAATCAAAAGCACTTCTAAGAATCACCCATCACCACCATTGGTGAATCTAAGCATCTTGAATCTGTTTTCACAGTTGAAAAAATGGGATTACGAGAATGTTAATCGCACTTTTGGCAAGGAAAGTTTTTGTGGTCTGATGCCAATTATTGACATCAAAAACAGCCAAAATCGCATTGATATCTTGTTATGCTTAGCTGATAAAGAAGGAGACACGCCTGAGACATTGGACTTTTCTAGCAGAAAGCGCCGCACTCTAAAGGCTGAAGATGGGGAAGGAATTAATACTCGAGGTCATATTGTTATAAAAATCGACCCAAAAACACCAACTATCGCAAGATTTTCTGTTGAAAATAAGTTGGGCATCACTGCCAAATTATTTATTGATACCCTAAACTACTTTCTAAGAGATGCCAAGAATGCTCATCCTAAATTCTTCATTGGCAATCATGCGACACTTAAAAATCCAGATGGAACGCCGCAGCCTGCCAAGTTTACTATTCGTATGAACTACAGCCCATTGTTAAGCGATGAATTTATTGAAGCCTTTGAGTATGGTCGCATCAAAGATGTGCAATTTGAAATACCCACCAAGCAAACGCAAGCGTATGATGACATTGGAGTTTTTGTACCACAAAGAAAAGTGGAGTATGTGGATGTTACGCTCAGTATCAAAAAATTAGCACCGAATAATGGAAGATTATCTATCAATCATATTAAACAAGCGTTTGGTGGACTTATTAAGTCAAGACCAGATTTAAAAGATGCCACATTTAAAATTCACTATCGTGATAAAGCTGGCAAGCATCACACAGTCAGATATGACCCACTTACTCAAGAATTTGTTTTGGTCAAAAAAACCCATACCAAACGCCATAGAATAAACCCAGAAAATTTAGAGCTCATTCCCAAGTTATGTGATACAATGTTTGCACACCTTGGATGAGTGCTAATAAATGTTTCGAGCCATATTTAGACCTGCTGGCTATCTTAAGATACGCTCAGATAGTGGACAGAAGTTGCGCTTTGACTGGCTTCTACCAGGTGTCACTGCTTTAATAATTGCGATAGTTTTGACTGTATTTCACTTTTGCAGTCAAGCTGATATTTCAATTTTTTCAGGTGAATCCAAGCTATCTACAAGCATCTTGGATCTAGTACAGACTTTGCCAGGCTTTTATATTGCCGCATTAGCCGCAGTTGTTGCTTTTAATAGTACCGCGTTGGACTCTCCAATGCGTAAGCCAGTGATGTACCTGTTAATTAATGGCTATCAAGACAACTTAAGCAGACGCAGATTTCTAAGCTACGCATTGGCATATTTGGCTTTTAGTTGCATTATCCTATGTTTACTGTTACTAATCTTTGAATTTTTTCATGGGTTTTCAATCGGCTTGCCACTTTGGGCTATTCATATTGGGTATTTCTTCAGCTGCCTGATTACATTTTTTTTATTTGCACAAATTATATCCCTAACCTTTCTATGCTTATGGTATCTTGGCGATAGAATTCATTTTAACGAACCAAAAGATCCAAGTGTTTACTAATTAGCAAATCAATAATCAAACTTAACCACCCCCAAAGGGTGGTTTTTTATCACCCCAAATTTACTGCCTTAATGGCGGTTTTTTTGTCTTTACACAAATTATTATAACATGTGACCGCCATAATGGCGGTTTTTTATAAATAAAATAAGCATATTAATCAATATTTTATAAGCAAATTTATTATTTGCTTATTTTTTATTTGCAAATTAATATAAGTATGCTTATAATAAACCTATCAGCCAATGAAACTGAGCCAATTATTTAACAGCAAAGAACCTATCAAGCCCACCGTGATAGACAACAAACGGAGACAAGCTAATCAGCTACTGACACTCTTTGGGGTATCAATCACGGATTAACTTAAGGAGACAAAACATGGCACTTTGCAATGAACAATATTATAGATATGAAGATTATCATAACGCTTACACTATCTATTCAATCAGCCCAACGCCCCACTACAGTTTTCACATTGACAAAATTGGTGGCGACTATCTCGTAATGAATGGCAATGAATGCTGTAAATATACAGATACATCAAGAAAGGCACTCGATTTCATAAGAAAACAACTATCCTACTCGCTCGACGCTGATGTTCAAGCGGTAGTGGCGAGCATGCCAAAAACACTTGATTAATTATTAAACTCAAAACTAACCAGATACTAACAATTTAGACCCAAGCAATCCAAGGCGGTCTAAATTGTTAGTAGTAAAAATTACGAATGGAGAGAAGCATGATAATTAAGAATTTTTTATGTGGTTTATTATGTGCCGCCTTCCTAGCGGTGGTTTTTATCATCTGCCTTGATGGCAGTTTATCGCAGGCAGGGTATTGATATGCAGACAGTAACGGCAACAATCAGGCTCGGTAAGTCTGAGCAGGTAATAACTGGGCGTATCGGTTATCAAGACGGTCAATACCATAGCATCATTTTAAGCGTATTGGTGTACTTAGGCAACCATGAAATTGAGCTTGATTTACAGGCTCATGATGATTGGCAAATCGCCGAGGTATTGGCAATACAAGCAGGGCTGTTTGAGCCCACCGCCTTATCTGAGAACATTAAGGGGGTAGCATGAACGATAGGGATTTTATGGACTTTATCGAATTGCAATTTAGCGAAGAGGGCTTGCTCAGTTTGATGATGATGAGCAACAGTACTATGATTTATTAGCCCATGAATTTGGGCTTCCTTTTGAGAATGAGGCTAAAAATGAATCTATACCAAATCAGCAAAGAAGCTGAAGAAAGTCTAATCAGACTTGGCGAAATGCTGGAAAACGGTGAGACGCCAAGTGATGAAGAAGTCAATGATTTACTAGACTTGCGAGGAGACCTTCACGACAAGCTATTAAATTATGGCAAATTTATCAAAAACAACAGCAGCGATATTGATGCTCTTGACGGTGAAATCAGGCGCTTATCAGCAAAAAAGCGTGCTTTAAACAATTTAAATGAGTGTCTTAAGTCTAATATGCTGGCGGCAATGCAGGCGAACGATATTAAAAAGGTTGATGACCCGATCATACCGATACGCAGACAAAAAAGCATTCCTAGTGTGTGCCTTGATATCAATGCGGATCGCCTGCCAAAAGAATTCCAAAAGATGGAGATCAAAGCCAATAATGTGGCCATTGCCAAAGCCTTGAAAGATGGCATTGTGATTGATGGGGCAAACTTGGTACAAAATGAACATATAAGAATTGGTTAAGTTTTAGCAGGGCTAGGAGTAGCTACCGAACGGCGGTTATTTTTGCACCTAGATCGCCCGCCCTGCTATTTATTACAAGGTGCAATAAGGATAAAGAGAATGGCAATAGGTGCATTCATTCTAGGGCAGTCCGGCACAGGAAAAAGTTTCTCTTTGAGAAACCTAAACCCTGACAATGTCGGATTTATCAATGTGGTGGGTAAATACTTACCGTTTCGTGGTGCAGAATTTAAGCAAGTTGTTACAGATGACCCGAACCTGATTTGCGATATTTTGATGAAATCTAAAGCTCCTATCATCATCATTGATGATTTTCAGTATCTCATGAGTAATAAATACATGCGAGATAGTGAAGTCAAAGGTTATGATAAATACACAGAATGGCAAAAATATTTAGCGGATTTTAAATACCGTCAATTATCACATGAAGCCGTATCAGCGCGTATATATTCTTAGCCATACCGACGAAGTGGACGGCAAAACCAAGCTAAAAACCATTGGTAAGCTGCTCGATGAAAAAATTACGCCTGAAGGCATGGTGGGTATCGTATTACAAACGCACATTGAGAGCGGAAAAAACTACTTTATCACCAAAAACAACGGCTTTACTACTGTAAAAACCCCTTTTGAGATGTTCGACAATGACCTTATCACCAATGATCTAGAGATGGTGGATAATGCGATTTGCAACTATTATAACTTACCTAAGAACGGAGAAAACTCATGAATTATTTTATCGCTTGTAACGATGCTGACGCAGCCAAATTTGGTGCAAGTAACTTTATTGATGGTGATACTGCGCAAGTGGTCAAAATCACGCAAGCTTACTACACCCAAAACGACAAAGGCACGCAAACGCTACATCTAAGCTTAATAAGCAGTGAAAAGCAAACAGGTGATGTTGCTATTCACTTCGCAAATGGTCAAGGTGAGCGATTGATTGGATATAATCTAATCAATGCCATCTTAAAAGTGACAGGCACAGCAGGTATTACGCAGGCACAGGGAACATATAGCGCCTATGACTTTAATGCTGGTGGCACAGTTAATAAACAAGGTATGGTTGCGCCAGAGCTTGTTGGTAAATTTTTTGGTGCAATATTTAGCAAAAATTACCGTATCAATGACAAGGGCGAAGAAAAATACAGCATTAATCTATTTGGTGTGTATCACGCTCAGACGCAGCAATGGGCAAAACAAATGATTAATGGTGAGCAGGCACTACCTGGTCAAATTGATCAAATGCTAGAGCGAGCTAAGGCAGAGAGTGAAAAGAGCAGAGCTAATCCATACGGAAAGCAGCAAACACAGCAAGCAAGCTATCGGCAGAACAGTCAAGCAAGACCGCACCCTCAAAGGTAAGATTGTCTTTCAATTACGCTATCGATTTAACGGTAAATTAAAGCGGTTTGATTTGGGTGTTTATCCACTGATATCCCTCAAGCAAGCCAGAGAAAAATCACTGTCTGCCAAAACACAGCTCCTGCATGGCAAAGACCCAAAACTTGAAGAGCAAATCGCCAAGCAGGCTTATATTAACGCTGACACTTTCTATGAGTGTTTTTTACAGTGGTATGATAAATCAGCAGTCATCACCAAAAAACAAGCGTCCGATATCAAGCGTAGCTTTGAGCTCTATGTTTTTCCTGTCATTGGCTCACTGCCGATTAATGACATTACCTTACAACAGTATATTATCATCATTGAATCCATTGCTGGTAAAACTCCAGGCATTGCTGAACGCATACTCACAAATACCAAGCAAATGCTCAAATGGGCAAAAAAGCGTGAAATCGTCAAACACAACATCCTTGCCGACCTTGAATTGAGTGATTTTAATTTGGTCCGTGTTAAGCGCAAGCGATACTTAAGTGATGATGAAATCATCTTATTTTACAAAGCATTGTATGGCTCAAAAATTAGCTACCGTAATCGCTTAGCGACCGAACTTGCTTTGATGTTTGGTTGCCGTGGCATCGAGCTTAGACGAGCTAAAATTACCGATTTTCAAGACAGTGTTTGGACTGTCCCACCCGAGAATCACAAAGTAGGTCATATTACCCAGCAACCGTTAATACGCCCTATTCTGCCGCCCATGCAAGCTTTGATTGACGAAGCCATCGCCATTTCACGCAGCGAATACCTGTTCGACCGTCGTGGTGAAATGCTAGAAAAAAACGCATTTTTAGACATCACCACAGGTCTTAGGCTTTAATTCTTGGGTAGGCTTGTTATACTCAGGGATTGATTTGGCTTGTTCAGCGACGGCTCGCTTCTCTTCAGAATTTAATACCTTACTGTTAGCAAGAGAATTGACCGCTTCAACGGTCATCTTACCTGCAATGCCATCAATCGCACCGTTATACACCCCAGCTTCTTTAAGCATGGTTTGAATTTGTCTGATAAAACTGCTCATTTTTTGCTCCTAAAAAAAGCCCCATTTGGGGCGGTTCATGTTAATTTATGTAATAATCGGATTTAAAAAACCCATCATTCTAATTAAGTTCATGGTTTAGTTCACTCATGGTTAAAATCCAGTTTTTCGGTTAATGTGTTTTTCAATCAGTTTGGCAACAAGGTCAATGGTATTACCACCAGCATGACCGCTGACAGCGACCAGCACCGCCGTTAGTAATTGTTGAACCTCCAAAAACTCACACAGATAAAACGTGATTAAACCTGCAAAGCCTGAGATGATAAGCTCACCTGTGAGTTTGGCAAATACAATGGGCAGTCGCTCTGGTTTTTTTTGTTCATTAAGCCGTCTGATGAACGCCACCAGTCCGCCACCCATGGCAAGCAGTCCTACCCAAATGTAGGTCAGTAGCGTGTAAGTTGTTGGGTCTTTTTCTGGCATATCTACTCCAATAAAAAAGCCCTAAGCGGTTCGCTTGGGGCGTGGGTTAAAATCGTGAGTACACGATGAATAAACAAACTAAATACGGCTGTATCTGACATGGGTGGCATGATTTTTGGTTGTGCCAATGACGTGTGTGCCTTTTCTTTTGCCATCGGTTCTTATGTTGTCAAAATCCCATGTTGGGCAAACAAACAGCCCATCACGACAGCCAATACACGCCATCTTTTGGGTGTGTTTTACAAAGGAGTAATTAACCCAGTCCTGCTTTGCCATCTCGTGAAGCAAGCTAATGCCTTTAAAGCCACGAAATGCCTGAGCTTTGATGATTATCAAATCATCCACACTAAACCCTGCCACCCCTTTAATGCTTGTGTTAAGATAGCCTTGACCTACTTTAATAAAGCCATTTTGGGTGAAGCCATCTTCTTTGCTTTTCTCCCTTAATATCCGTCTAATCTCACCTTGCCAGTATTCAAATTCTGCTTCTAACTCTAAACGGCGGTCAGCTTTATAGTCTGCACCAACCTGACCTAATTCAATGGCACGGTAAATGTCAAGCAATTCCATGGCTTCTTTGGCACTCATGAAAGGGCGGTGGTTGGTGATGGTGTGCGCGTCCATATTTAACAGCCTACTGTGATTGCTAAATGTTACATTGCCCTTTTTATCGTACAGATTGATGCCTACCTGCGTTTGTCTTTGGACATTGATGTCAAAGACGTGAATGCGGTAACGAGCCAACTGCTCATCCGATAATCTGCCATTTGAATAGAACATGAGCCGTGTTTTGCCATCAAATTGCCCTGCGTTTAAAAATACAATCGGTTCGCACTCATGAGCCATCCCATCATAGGAGATTGTGGTGATGGGGGTCATGACAGATGGCACGTCTGCATAGTACATACAGTATTCTTTGGTATGAATGTCCACCCATCTTTGTCGCATTTTTGAGTTAACCCCCAGACGTTTTGCTCTGTACCAAAGCTCTCGCTTGTTTTGGTCAAAGGGGGGTGTCAATAGGCGTGTTGGCGTAACCGTTTTGGTGAGTGCAAATACAGGGGTTTGACTGTCAAGCAGGATTTGCCCCTGTTTGGTGTAGGTTCTAAATATCATATTTGTCCTTGTTAATCACTTCATAAGTAGCCCCAGTATATTTTGATGGGGACAATCTTTTGATGATGGTTATAGGTGGTGATGGTAAAGCCGTCTTTTGCTTTTGTGATGTCCACACGCCAAAGATTATAGGTGTAGGCATCATCGTCATCTTCATCGGTTGCGGTTGTGGTTTGGACACTCTCATCGTTACGCCCCAAATAGATGGGAACAACAAGCAACTCTGTGCCATCAGGGGGCGTGTAACTCACCGTCTGATTGGTGCGTTCGCTGATGGTCAAGCTGTGGATAAGTTTGGGGTATCGCCCTGTGATGTCGGTCAATAAATTACCCTGCCTGTCCCATACTTTTAGTCCTGTCATCATAGCAAAATCCCGAGCTCTATCGCTTTTTTGCCTTGGGCTTTGTCATACCATACGGTAAGACCTTTTGAGTTTAGCTCCAAACTTGACCCATCGCCAAAGGTGTTGTTTAACTCAAACCTGCCATCTTTGAACAGCCGCCAACCTTGTCTGCCTGCCACATAGTTATCCGATTGGATGCTGTCGGCGATGTGGAGCATGTTAATGCTTGCCCTTGCGATACTAGCACTGTTTATCCATGCCCCCGCAGGATAGCTCACCCCATCAATGACCGTAGTGCGTGTCGTAAACACGAACGGCTTTTTGGCGTTGGTGGTTGTCCCAAAGTAGATTTGGTCAGCGTTAATACCAAAACGGCTCGTAACACGCCCATTTTGCAAATCGCTCATCAGACCATAGCCACTAATAAAGCCATTATTATCCACCGTTACCGCTTTAATAGCACGCACGCCATTAACAGACTGCTCAACATTGCGGATGCTTGTGGTTTGACCGTTTAGTGTGGTTTGCAACTGACTGACCTTATTGGCTTCTGCGGTAATTCTGCCGTCCACCTGTGTGACACGGGTGTTAAGCTCATTTAGAGCGATGGTGTTGGCTTTTGCACCTAAACCACTTTCAAGTTGCGACAGTTTCTGAGCAGTGGCAGTGTCTTTTGTCGCTTGCGTCTGCTTAAACTCATCAAGCGTTGCCGTTGTCGCATACCCAGATAAATCAACTTGCAAATCTTCGGGGGCGGGTGTCCAGTCTGTTGCCACATTGCCCTTTTCTAACTTGATGCGGTCAATACGGTTTTGACTGGTGGCAGAGTTTGGGTAAAAATAGACATTCAAATGTGTATCATTAGGCGTGCGGGGTGTACTACCGTTCATCGGCAATCGCCACCGCCCCTTGCCTTGATACACGCCATCAGCGATTTTGGCAAGTTTGAACAATTCAGTATAGCCTTGCGTGTTATACACGCCAATGCCCGTGCGGTCTGCTCCCATGTCGCCCCACAGCGTTACCACTACTTCGTCGCCCACGCTCGGAGCATTGGTCAACTCAAAACGGTGCATATAGTTGGCATTGGCAACACTTGGATTGCTGTTTTTAAGTAAGTTACGCCCACCCACACTCAAACTGTCAAATCTCGCATTAAGCTGATTTTGTGCAGTCGCTAACGCTTGATTTGTGTCAGCGGTTGTGCGTTCTAGCGTTGCGATTTTGCTCTCGGATGTACCGACACGTCCGCTTACCCCTTGTACCGTGCTTTCAAGCGTTCGCAGGGCTTGGGTGTTTGCGTTATCGCCGTCAGCTCGTGCAGTTTCTTCACGAGCGATACGTGCGGTTAAGTCCGTATCAGCCTTTTTGTATTGGGCATCAAGCGTGTTAATACGCTGTGATAGTGCGTTGTCAGCATTTGCCGATGCCTGCTTAAACTCATCAAGGCTTGCCGAGCTTGCCTTGCTGTCAATATCGGCTTGCAAATCTTCGGGGGCGGGTGTCCAGTCTGTTGCGATGTTGCCACGTTCTAGTTTAATTTTGTCAATGCGGTTGTTCGATGTAGCAGTTCTTGGATAAAAAAACACCTCTAAGTGTGTGTCGTTGGGTGTTAATTCTTGACCATTAGCTATCGGCTTACCCCATTTACCTTTTCCTTGATATATGCCGTCCGCTATTTTTGTGCAGACAAAAAGCTCCGTCCAGCCGTGCGAATTATACACACCAATCTGCCCATTTCTATCAGAGCCAATTTCGCCCCATATAGTTACCACAACATCATCGCCGACATTTGGGGCTTGGGTAAGCTCAAATCTTGTGCCATAACCAAAGTGCTGTGTATTACTGCTCTCCCTTAACAAGTTACGCCCACCCACACTCAAACTGTCAAATCTTGCCCCCAGTCTATCAATACTGGTCGCTTGCCCGCTTTGGGTCTGCTTAATCGCACTAATCTCGGACGTGGCATTATCCGCCTGTGTTTTGATTTGGGCATACTTTTGCGACAAATCGCCTGTCGTTACACCAAGCTCACGGATTGATGACGTATGAGACCCCACGGTTTGGGTTAGATTGGCGATTTCGGTCGTTTTGACATTTTTATCCGCTTGTAAAGCAGTAATATCACGGATAGCACCGCTGATACGGTTACGCTCGGTGGTGATGTTGCTAATGGCGGTTTGTAATTCACGGTTTGCCGTGGCAAGCTGACTATTTAGCGTGGGCAATTGTGCATTGACCCCGTCCACCGCAGTTTGCAATTCACCGATTTTGCCGATGGGCGTGCGTAAACTTTGGTCAAGGTGGCTTTGGCTAATTTGACCTGATAGCATGTCTAGCACTTTATCAGCGTCTGCTGATGTCGTGCCGCTGACCCAGTCTGTCCAATCTGATGTATTGCCAAGTTTGTCTACAATTCTGGCACGATAAAACTGGCGTAAATTGCCCTGTAAGCCTGTGATTTCATGCTTATTGGTTGGGTAGGCAAAAGTACCAAGGGTTGCGATATTTGAGCGACCGTCGGGGCTAACTTGAATTTCTGTGTAATTGGTGTCATCTGAGCCACGAACAAAACCCCACCCCAAATTCATGCCAAACAATACCCCTAGGGCGGTGAGATTTATGGGGCGTGGCGGTTTGCCTTGTTTGCCTTGTATCGTCGTTAATTGGCTTGATTGTGATAGGCTTTCATTATCAAAGGCGTCAATCGCTCGCACTTTGGCTTGATATACCCCTGCATAGACGCCATCAATTTCAAGAGATTGTGATGATACTTTATGGGTCTGCCAAGCATTGCCATCTTTTTTATATTCAACAATATAAGCTACTGCCCCAACCACCTGCTCCCAGCTGATGACAAGCGTGGTAATCGCCTGCCCCTGATGGGTGCGTGTGCGTTCTGTCAGCGTAACAGAATTTGGTGGTGTCAAGACATGAGCCTTAATTACCGAAACTTCTTTTTTGGGTATGGCGGCAATGTTATTGGTGGCGGTGAATTTGCCAATTTCATATTGCAGTGCGGTAAATGAAAAGCTTGCATCATCATTTTGACTAATCGTCATCACACGATACGCTCTTGGGGCAACATCAGATGATGAAATGGCAAAGACCTGACCAGCACTGCCAATGGCGGTGTCTAGCGTGATAACCGTATCATCAATCTGCACAATTTTGGCAGAATTATCACCCACCATCAGCGTATCGCCCACTTTGCCTGCCATACGGTCAAGGGTAATGGTATTGCCATCAGCTGCCACAATCCGCCCAGCTTGCATACGACCAGCTCGGCTGTTATCCTGCACATGGATAATCTCCCCAACTTTGGGGATAAAGCCGTCCAAGCCTGTGCTAAAGCTCACCGTTTCGGTTTCAAGCTGTTCTGATTTTAACGCCCAAATCCCTGCTCGTTGGGCTTGGGCTTGGCTTGTGCAACCAAATAAATTGAGTTCTAATTGATTAATACCGTATTTGGCAATCGCATGTTCATCTTGCACATAGATATAGTCAGTTTCAAAATTATTATCAGGGTCATCATAAGCACATTTGACAATCGTATGGCGGTCTCTTGCTCTTGTGCCTGTGTAGCTAAATTCACCGCCAATGACATTGGCATTACTAAACACATAAACAGGCTCTTTGGGCGTATCGGCATCTACTACAATGCTTTGTCCGTCCCAAAAACTTAATGCTCTAAATACTGATGCTAGGTTTTGTAGCACACGGTAAGCGTCATCAGCTTTTTGTAGATAGACATTCACCGTAAAGCGAGGTTCTTTGCCCCCTTTGCCATCGTCCACCATCTCATCGCAATATTGGGCTAAGCGGTACAAGCTCCATTTATCAACTTTACCCGACAGTCTGTCGCCCAATCCGTATCGTTTGGCGGTACAAATATCATAAAACACCCAAGCTGGGTTATTAGTATACGCCAATTTAAAAGTACCATCCCATAAGCCATCATAAGTGCGTACGATGGGATTATAATTGCTTGGCACTTGAATGAGCATGCCACGCACACGCACCGCCACCTTGGCAATATTAGAAAAGGTTTGGGCATCATATTTTAAGGCAAGCAGAGCCGTACACGGATAGCGAAGCTTAGCGTCAATAATTTCAGTGACAGCAGAGACAACCATGGTATCGCTTACCATCTCACTATCACGGTTTGGGGTAAGGCGACGCACACGCACAGACCAGCCTTGTTGAGCCTTTGGTAAATCAATACGGTGCGACCGCTGATAACCTTGGCTAACCTTGTCATCAACGGCGGTATTTAGCACCATCTCCCACGCACCGCCATCGGTTTGCACATCAATGGCGTATTCAATGCGGTAGCCAACAACATCGCCATTGTCTTTTTGTTCACGCAAGGCGTTAAAACCCAAGCGGATTGCCACCGCTGACAGTTGTTTATTATTGATGGCTTTGGTATAGGGGCGGTCGTGGCGTAGCTCTACATTGATACTTTGCTCATTTTCAACGGACGAAAAGCCTTTAATGTGCGTTTGGTCAATGCTGCCAGCTCGAAAATCCCATGACACATCAGGAAAGTTCGGCTCGCCATTGGCATTAATGATGGGCGTACCATCAAGGCGGATAGACTTACCACCGTCTACTAGGCCATATATTTCACCCTCTGATAAGCCGTACAGTGCTTGATAAAAGTTAGTACTGCTTGCTGTATCTTTTTGAATGTATGGCTTGTGTGAGCTTTGTTTTTGTCTTTTTGCACCGTAGATTTTCATAATTACCCCTAAATTTTAACCCCTTGTACCATCTTATCTTCAGCATAAATCGCCGCTGAGACAATAAAACCGCCAATCTCTCGCTCACCGTATAAAATCGGTACAGGATTGCCTTGGGCGATTGTGGTTACCGCTCCGCCAAAGCCTTTGTTTGGGCGGTTGCCATCTTCATTGTTTGGGTCAAGTTTGGGCGTTGGCATAAGCAGAGTTGACACACCGCCCAAAATCAAACCTGCCCCTGCAGCGATTAGCCCAGCATTCCCTATTACTGCCCCTACCCCAACCAATACCACCCCTGCCACCACTTGTAGCCAGCCCATTGCCTTACCGCCTGAGCCTATCACCCTTGGCATGATGTGAATGTGGTCTGATGTGGTGATATCGTCTAACTGCTTCTCGCCAATGTTGGTTTTTTGAGTGCGTTTTTCGCCGTTAAAGATGGCAAATTTAATACCCTGTTTTTCGGCATTCATCATAAACGCATAAAAAGCAGGGATTTGGCAAGCCAACGCATGGCAAGCTTCTTTAGCGGTTTTGACATCAAGGTCAAAGGATTTGCCAAACTTTTTGGCTAAAATGCCGTGTAAAATGACGGTTTTCATTTGATAAATTCCTTATGGCGTATAATTAAAGCCGTCCGACGCTGCCAATTGTCCCCATAAATCTCACGCACGCTAAGACCGCCATGGGGGTGGTGCAAAATTAGGGCGTTGCCCACAATATTGGGCGTTTTTTCACTGGTCAATGTGCCATCGCCCAAATAAATCAAGGCATGATTAACATGATGGGTACGCCCAACACGGCACAAGATGACATCGTGCTTTTGTAAATTACCCACAGACCTATCCACAGCCACAAAGCCAGCTTTTTCAAAGTTTTTCTCGTATAACGGCTCATGGTTCTCATGCTCCCACCAAGCGTCGCTACGGTGAAAATCAGGCAAATCAATATCAAGCTCACGGCTGTAATAATCACGCACCAAGCTATAACAGTCCTGTACGCCATGATAATACTCACGCCCTAATAATGGGGCTTGATACGCTTTGGGTTTATGGCATTTGATTTTACAATACTGCTCACCGCCTGCATGGTAACCAAAACCACAAATCACCCAATCTAGCCCATGTACGCCCATTTGCACACGGTCAATCTCAGACGGCTCGGCATTGCCATCTGGGTGGCTATGGACGATGGCTTGTATCTGCCCCATACTTTCAGCACGGGCAAAATCTTTGGGGTCTATCTCAAAATGCTCAGTAGGATTTACAGCAACATTATCACAAGGGTAATAATCCTCATCTATGATAAGCCCACAGCACTCGGCAGGGTAGCAGTCAAAGGCGTGAGAGATGATGTCTGCTTTTAATTGTTTGGTTAATTTCATTTTTTGTCCTGTTTGATAAAACTGCCTTGCCAAATGTTCTTAGCCAAAATCTTTTTAACCTTGTCAAAATCCACCGCTAGACCTTTTGATTGGGCGATGAATTTGGTGCATAAGTATAAATTGTGCCTTGCCCTAGCAACATTCACCGCCTGTAATTCTATGCCGTGTAATGTGCTTATCGCCTGATACAAATCATTCGGGCATTTAATCACAGTCAAGCGGTTCATCAAATACATCATCAAATACCGCCCATCGCCTGTGCAAGGGTCTAGCACCTTAGAATTAAGGTTTAACCGCTCATCAGATGGGATTAAATCCAGCTGTTTTTGAACCAGCCAAAGCGGTGTTGTTACCTCTGCAAATTCTTTGGTTTTAAGCTTGGTTTTGTCTTTGCTGTCTGTGAGTGTTTTGATAAAATTGTACATCGCTTTCAATCATTTTTTGCCAAGGGTGATTTTTAGATTGTCTAAATCCTTTGGTAACGCACTTTTTGGGATAATCAAATCCTGCCAATTTGCAATGTTGCCTAAATTTCCAAATTAAGCCACATGCTCGCTTTGTGTCTTTATTGTGCTGTTGTTTGGCGTACTGACAATGCAGGCGGTACATCTCATCATAATTTTCATCAGTCAAATTCTGCCAAATCTCATCAATATTTTTAGGGTTGGGCAGCGGTTTGGCGTAGCGTCGTTTGGTCAAGATTAACGGCTGTTTGACTTGATGAAGTTTTTGGCGGTATAAAAGCGTACAGATAAGATTTCTGGCTTGCTTTAATTTTCTGTTTCGGTAATGCCCTAACGCTCTTTTGCGTTCACATTCACAATGCAGCCCATAAACTTCGTCAAAATCCCTATCGGTCATCGCCTGCCAAAGCTCTTGCCATGTCTTAAAAGTCTTACCTTTTAGCTGTGGATAATGGTCGTTCATACGCTCCCCCTAAACCAAACCAGCGGCAGGAAAACCACAAAAACTGCCCTCATTATCCCTTAATTTGCAATGGGCTAATAAACCGCTACATCTGTCCAAAGTAGGGTCATCGGTTGGCTTGCCATCATGGGTAAATCGTGCTGTGCCTGTATAGCCACAAATCTCGCCACGATAACGACCACAGACCGCTTCATTACAGTAAGTGGTGATTTGACGCACAGGGATTTTTTGCCCTTCAAAGTCCACAGGGTTTGATAATTCAAACTCTACAATGCCAAGGCTTGGGTTTTCGCTGACTTTTTGTTCTATGTACCACTCTTGCTGGCGGTAATTTTGAGCGTCATGGCTATCAAGATACGCCTGCAAGGTCTGCGTTACAGTAAGCTTAGCTCGGGCAAAATCATCGTACAATCTACACAGTGCTGATACCGCCCCTTGTATGCCATTAATCTTATCGCCAATGCTAAGCTTAGGCGTGCTTGCCTTGCCATCTGAACGCATCTCAAGCCCATCGGCTTTGATGACAATCGGCTGATACTCATTACCCTGCCATCTAATCACTGCATCATTATGCCCATGAAAACGGTAAATCTCAGCTCCCAATTTTCGTGCGTCTAATTCATACAAGGTAATAAAGCCTTGTACAGTGGTTTGTTGTATGTCTGTGTTAAAACTCATGGCAATCTCATTTGATTAATCCGCCCAAGTGCCTGCATAATGCTAAGCACTTAGGCTATTACTTATCAGTTTGGGCAGATTTTAAATTAGCCTGCTTACTGTGTTTGCTCGGCTTTATCATCAGCCCCATCATCTGCCTTGTCTGTGGCTTCACTGGCAAGGGCAGCACGCACCCCATAGCGGTCATTTTTATAAGATAGGCTAAATTCGGTTACTGTTTGGCTGTTGTCATAGCCTTGTAATTGACGCAGTTGATTGGATGCCCATGCCAACAGGTCAGCACGAAACACTGTGGTACGATTGCGTTTTAGCACGCCGTTGTTAGCTTCATTGTTACTCACTTCAAAGCCGTCATCATCAGGGTAGTAAGTAATCTCAATAGTTGTGGCTTTCTCACCATGCTGGTTTTTCCAATAATCCACCTGTGCGATAAAGCTCTGTAATACCACCGCTTCGGTGCGTGATACTTCGGTTAGATTTGTTTCACTCATTTTTTGCTCCTAAAAAAAGCCCTTATTCATCAAGGGCTGTGGGTATGTCGCCGACATTAATGTCGGCGAGTTAAAAAACCGCTCATCAGATGATGGGCGGTTTGGTTGGTGAAAAAGCCCCATAAAGGGGCGTTTATTTGGATAATAAAAAATACCTTAAAAACTTCTTGACAAATTATAACCCTAGAAGTATAATAAGGACATCAACAACACAGCAAGGTGATGAAATGGCAAGCAGTAGAGAAGTCATTAAACTCATAAAAGCTGACGGTTGGTATCGTGTCAAATCAAATGGCGGTAGTCATCAGCAGTTTAAACACCCCATCAAAAAAGGTCGTGTCACTGTTCCCCACCCCAAAAAAGATTTGCCACAACCCACCATTGACAGCATTATGAGACAAGCAGGGCTAAGCGATTAGCCCTTGCAACACCTTGATAACTAGGAGACGATGATGTTATACCCCATTGCAATCTTAAAAGGCGATGATAAAACCGCCCACGGCATCTTTTTTCCTGATGTGCCAAATCTTGCCAGTGCGTGCGATGACTTGCAAGACATACACAAAATGGCGTTAGAATGCCTTCATGTGCATTTTAGTGGCTTGGTAGATGACGGCGAAGAAATCCCACTGCCCACCAATTTTGATGCACACACCCAAAACAGCCAATTTGATGGCATGATGTGGGCATGGGTAGATGTGGACTTGTCAAAATATGACATAAAAAGCCACAAAATCAACATTACCTTACCTAACCATCTGATTGCCAAAATTGACGAAAAAGTCGCAGCTCACAAATCGCTATACAAAAGCCGTTCAAACTATCTGGCACAATTGGCGATGGCGGATTTGGCTTGACATACTGCTACCCCCTGTCAATCCCTTCAAAAAATCTGCTTTAAAGCAAACCCAATTTGCCAAGCATCGCCCCCCATCTTTTGGCGTGATATCTCACCATCTAGGCGGACTTTGATACTTGGTTCATCGGTTAAAGGCTTAAAGTTAAAAGGCTCAATGCCTTTTGTGTCAATTAAAAAGCGGTAAATCTCATCAATCACCGCTTTTTTATCAGTCCTGCTACACTGCCATGATTTACGGCTGTTGTTAATGCCAAAACTGACCGCCTGCTCATAGCCATCACCAAAGGCGGTTATGATTGTATTATGGCTGATGCTCTCACTGCTGTCTTGTGAGACATCCCATGTGAATGTTTTTAGATTATCTACCATATAATAATCCCCCTTGTCGTGTCTGTTTTTGTAGCTCGCTTTGTACGGCTAATTTGATGGCATACCCAAGCTGTTTGCCCATGGTATGATTAGCTTGTACATCGCCACTGCCATCGCTATTGACTGTGACATTGACGCTGATATTATTGACATGACCGCCAATGCCATCACCACGGTTTAGCCGTTCAAGATTGCCAATGCCGATACGCTTTGTGGCTTTGGCATTTAGTACATATTCTTGCCCATGTACCACCCCTGCCACCTGATTTATCCCCATGTTGCCTGTGTAGCCCCCTGTGGCAAACCCTTTGGGGCTGATGGCGTTAATCATGCTTAACACATGCCCCTGTCCCAAAGACACTTTGGCGACATTGGCAAGTTTCTGCCAAATTGTCACCGCTGATGGGTCTGCCCAAGCATCAGCAACCGCCTTACCCATTTTAACGCCCACATCCGCCAACGCATAGGCTTTTGATACAGCGAACATGGCACGGTAGGCTTTGGACTGCTCACCTGCCGTATTTTTTAAAAACCCTGCAAATGCTGTTAAATGCTCTTGATAGTTTTTGACTTTAGCATCTTTTTCGGCTTGCTCATATCGCTCGGTGATTTGCTGTCTTAGGTTTGTGGCATTTTCAAGCTTATCGCTGTGCATTTGCTCATACCTATCAATTACCGCCATTTTTTCATCATATTCACGCTGTAGCCTTTGGGCTGGCGTTTCATTTGCCAGTGCTGTATCTTTCATTAGCCGATCAAATGCTTGTTTGGCATTTAGCGTATCTTTGGCATTTTGTAGCTTAAAGATGGCGTCTGTTAGCTCATTGATTTCATCAGTGGTCGCATGGGTGTATTTGTCTGTTTGTTCAAGCTCATAAAAAAAGTCATCTAAGGGGTGATTACTGCCTAATAATGCCAGCTGTTTGTTAATATCTTTTAGACTTTCCTTAATGCCGTCGCTTGCTTGTTTGGCGTCTTTGGCATTTTGTAGCTTAATCATCTCATCTTTAAGAGTTGCCAACTGCTCAGTGGTATAATAAGCATATTTCTCAGCATTTTGTAAGTCATATAAAAACTCAGCCAATGGATCTTGACTACCCATAATTGCCATCTGTTTTGTGATGTCTTTTAGCGTGCTTTCAAACTCTTGGGTCGCCTCATGGCGATTGGTTGCATCAATTAGCTCTTGACTTGTTTTCTTGACTTGCTCAAACAAATCCAAAGACGCTCGCACAGATTTGTCGGTTTCATCATATTGTCTTTGCATGATTTCAATGCTAGTCAATCCCACATTGGCGAGATTTTGCTGGGCTTCATGCAGCTGTTCGGTGAGCGTTAAGATATTGCTTTGTAAGATTTGCTCTTGTGCCAACTTTTGTAATCGGCTGGTGTCTTGTTTGCCGTATTTACCAAAGGCAATGTCTTTGGTTAGCTGGGCGTATGGGTTGCCTGCAATGTGCTGTTTGGTTAAAAATATCTCTTCTGCGGTTTTTTGAAGTTCGCTTTCAAGGGCGTTTTTTACGCTTTTAGCAAGGTTTTTGGCTTCTTTGGTGGCTATCGGTGCTTTATAGGCAATACCAATTGCCAAGCCCTCTGATACCCATTCACCAATTTGCTTCATCACACGAGATGGCGAATGAATGTCAAAAAAGCCTGTAACTGCATTTTTTACGCTACTTGCCATCTCTTTGGCTTTGCTAACCGCTGCATCTATTTTCTCGCTGATACCATTAATAAAGCCCTGCATGGCATCACGCCCAACTTGTAGTAAATCTTTGCCAAGTTTTTTTAAGGCATCTACAATGTTACCAACCAATTTTTTTGAGATATCAACGGCTTTTTGAAAACCATCTTTGATGGCGTCTTTTACGCCTTGCATATCGCCAGTTAATACGGCTGTTATCACTTTAAAAGCGGTGCTAAAGATGGTTTTCACCATCTCAAATCCTGCATTAAAAATACTGGCAAAAATGGTAACACCTGCCATAAAAATCGCTTTCATGACTTCAAATTGTGTACTAATAATGCCAGATATTTTATCAAAAACATGGCTGACAACACTGACAACCGCCTGCCAAACGGTTTTAGCAATACTAACCAAGCCGTCCCATGCGTTTTTAAAAAATTCCAAAACAGATTTGATAACAGGCTTAATTTTATCAATGGCGTAAGAGACAAACTCGGTAATCTTACCCCACACGGCTTTGGCAATATCGGTAATGCCATCCCAAACCGCCCCTGCCACATCCACAATCGTGCTAAATATTTCACCAATGTTGGCAACCATCTCTTGTACTGGTTTTGGCATTTGTGATAACCAATCAAAAAAGGTCTGTTTGACTTTATCCCAAAGCTCGCCAAACCATTCGCCAACGCCCTGCCAAGTCTCTTTAATGCTCTGCCATGCGTCATTTGCCTTTTGTTTAATTGTGTCCCAATTACGGTATACATACACACCTGCCGCCACCAGTGCAGCAAAAGCTGCAATCACAAGCGTAATCGGACTGGTTAGCACAGCCATCACCGCCGCCAACGCACCACCTGCGACTGATGCAAGTGTTGCCACCCCTGTCCATACAATCAGCACACCTTTAAATAATAAAAATGCTCCTGCCGCCGCTCCCGCGCCGCTCGCCAGTGCAATTGCAAGCTCAGGGTTTTTTTCAAAGAATGCTTTTACATCGCCTGCAATATCAACCACACCTTGCATGGCTGATTTTAATTGTTCAAAGGCATCTTTGGCAGTTTGTATCGCAGATTGCCCAAAATCAGACTCTAAAAATGCCGTACCCATTTCTTTGGCTTTGGCAATGGTATCAGTGATGGCTTGATTAATCGCAGGCAAGCTATCAACAAATGATGACGCCCCCAACGCAATGCTATTAATACCATCAGCAAGCACGCTGGATAAACCGCCCTCACCATTCATGATGGCATCAACACCAAGACGCCACTGCGTTTGAATGTTTTGCATTGCACCGCTGATGGTTGTAGACATTTTTTTGGATTTTTCAGCAAGCTTATCACTTGCAGATGCACCAGCAAGGGCATCATAAACCACCTTTGAGGTAAGCTTACCTTCTTTTGCCATATCTCGCAGTTTGCCTGTTGTTACCCCTAGGCTGTCTGCCATCAGCTCCATAATAACAGGGGCTTGTTCGGCGACCGAGTTAAACTCATCACCACGCAACACCCCTGACGCCATGGCTTGCCCAAGCTGGGTTAATGCAGCCGCCTGACTTTCTGCACTACCACCACTGACACGCATTGCCGTGGTGATATTTTCGGTAAACTTAATCACTTCATCTTGGCTTTTGCCAAGTTGTTTTAATGACCGCTCGTTTGATGCGTACAATTGCCCAACAGAGTCAAGGCTGACCATATTACCCATCGCAATGCGTTCTATCTCACTCATTGCATGAGCATAATCTTCGGTGCTTGTGGTGGCAATTTTGATTTGGCTTGTAAGGGTTTGCATCTCGTCGGCAGTTTGAATAATACCGCCAACGCCAGCAACGGCAAGGGCGGTAAACATCACGCCTTTTAATGTGCCAAACGCTGTTTTTAAGCCATCCGTTTTACGCTTTAAGCCATCAACATCATCACCTGCTTTTTTAGCACCATCGCCAAACTTTTTAGCCCCATCACCTGCTTTTTTAGCTTCATCACCAGCTTTTTTACTGGATTTTGACGCCTTATCCGCTTTGCCTGAAAAGGCATCAATACCAACGCCTGCCTTACCACTTGATTGTTCAATCTTATCAAAATGCTCTTTTAGATTTCCCAAGGCGGTATTAGCACTATCGGCATTTACCTGTATGTCTAAGCGGTATGTATTTGACATAAACCTCTCCATTAAAACCTATAAACCTAGGGTTTTTTGTTATACTCATCAAGCCATAAATCATCAAGCATAAAAATAAGCTCAAATAGCCACGCCCTTGGCAATAAGCTTTGATAATGCTCACAAACATCACAAACATCACGCACAGACAACGGCAAAGCGATGCCTTGGGTGTATCGCCTTGCTCGGTTTGCTAGGGCAAAAACCATAAAGACATTGTCAACATACACATCGGCAGCGGCAGGCGTGGGTAAATCAATCCCCAACCGCTGATAGCTCTCAATACGGTTTGGGGTGAGTGTTACCCTGATTTTTTCCCATTGGTAGTAGTCGTGGACTTTTTTACCAGTTTTGCCTTATTGTCTTCAAATTCTTGGCTAAGGCTGGCATAAGTTTCAAATAGCAAGGTAATAAATTGCGTTAATTTGTCTTTTTCAAAAGCTTGGTCAAGCAGAATTAAAAAGTTATCGCCATTGATGGCTAACGGCTCACCATCAGCGGTAACATTCCATTGACTGATACAGTACTCACCCAAGACAAATAACATGGCTTCGTACTCGCCAATTTCATCTTGGTTGCCACGCTTTAAGCTGTCTTTGGTTACCTTTTTGGGCGTGTTTGCTATCTTTTGTACTTCAGCGGCGGCTCGTTTAAATGCTTCGCTTGCTTGAATTTCAAGCGTCAATTCAAGCCCATCAAATTCAATCTCACGCTTAGCATTAATCTTAGCGTCTTTTTTTAAGAGTGTTAAATCAAATGCCATGTTATTTTTTCCTTAAAGTCTATCTCATTGCATGGATAAAAGGTTAAAAACCCTAGCTATTTGCAGTAGCTAGGGTTTGTTTTATCATCAGTTAAGCGGTATGCTTTTCAATCACTGGACTTTCATCAACCACCGTATAAGACAAATCCACGGTTACCAAATCCGTGCCTGATGGGCTTGGGATTTCACCTGATACCTGAAATTTGGGTATTTTAATCACATACTTGTTTGAGCCAAAATTAATCGGTATCTCTAAGCTTAGTGTTGCCCCTGTGAGCTGATTTGTGATCATCTCGTGGGCTTTTTGACTGTAAGCAATCGTCATAGAGCCTGTAATGTTGGTAAGCATGGCTAAGATATTACCGCCATAGATATTATCGCCCAAACACTTTTGTACTTCTGTTTGGTTATCAAGCTCAAAACTAAAGCTTTCAACACACACATCAAGTTTTGTGCCATTAACTTTAATCTCGCCAATAGACAAACCGCTTGCCTTAGCGGTATCTGCTTGGGCGGTCGGTGTTTTGGCAAATGATGTGGTTTTGCTTTCTTGATAGCCTAGACCCGTCATACCAAATTTTAGTTTAATTAGGCTTGATGTATCCACGCTTAGCCCAAAGCTTGATACAACGCACCCTGTAAAGACATGGTTAACATTAATATCGCTAAAATCTTTGGCAATGGCAAACTGGGTCTTTGTTGCACCAACGCTTAGCGTATTAGGGCTAGCACCTGCTGACCATTCACTCCAAAAAGCAGCAGCAAGTAATTCATCATACGCCCCAAACATAAGCTCGGTCTCAATATCGCCCTGCACACTTGCTGATGTTACCATACCTGCTTTTGCCATGCGTGAACCTGACAGCATTTCACTGTTTGTAAGCTCTGTGGCAACGGTTAGCCCATTGCTGATATTTGGTAGGGTTTTCCAGCCAGTTTTAGGCAGGGTTTCGCCTGTTTGTTTGGCATACGCCGTTTTAACAAATGCTCCACTAGACATAAATCAATTCTCCGTATCATCAGTTCGTTGTTTTAACACTCGGTAATACTGACGCATGTAATAAATTTGGTCTTTCATTAATATCCACTCATGTGGGTGAATATCTTTTGGTTTTGGGGCGTCTAATATTGCCCCAAGTTCATTAATTTCACCATACAGCTGTAATAGCCGTCGGTGTCGGTTTTTTGGCATTAGTAGTATCTCCACGCTACGCTTACATTAATTTGGTAGTAATCATGAAATCCTGCATTGATGATACTTGCCGTCAGCGTCTCAAGCCTACCAAACCGCCTTGTTTGTAAATGATTAGCTAGGCTATCCGCCTTTTGCTTAATCGCCACTGTGCCTAAATCCTGTGGGCAAAACAGCTGTATCACCAGCGTGCCTTGTTGCAGGATATTAGGCGTATTGCTGATACTGCGTACTTGATTGACACCGCCCAAAATCGTAACCCTGCCCCAAATGCCATCAGGGGGTTTAAAGTTTCGGTTTTCTCTGGCTAAGGGGACATTATCAAAATGCTCCCATGATTTGATATGCGTCAGTAGCGTTTGTTCAATGTGAAAACTGTTCATGTTTCGTCCAATAAAAAACCGCCTATCTGATGATAAGCGGTTCATTTTAAATATAAAAAACCGATTTTAGTTGGCTTTTTGTTCTATTTTATATGTTGTCTTGTCTATCTTTAGGGTTGTCTTAGTTGGACTAACGCACCAAGCAAAGACAATCAAACCTATGCAGGTGATAAATATAGCCCCAAACAAACATTCTAATGTAAATCTTTGATTATCATCATCTTTGCCATTTAGTTTTAGGATGATTTTTGCCAAAAAGTACAGCAGGCACACAACGCAGATTAACACCAATGCAGCCAAAAAAATAATGGTGCTAAAATGAGTATTGCCATAGCTTATCACCGTATCGACGACATTTAGTCCACCAAAAATGGTAACGATGATGGCGGTAAATATCCCCAATATCGTCACATAATTGGCAAACATTGTATTGTAGGTTTTTTCAGCTTTATCGGCATTGTTTTTTGCAATTTTGGCGATTTCTTCTGCAGATTCTGCTGCAACCTCAGCTTTTTTGGCAGTTTCTTGAGCCTGTCTAACCGAATCTTGTATGAATTCTTTTTGCACTTGGGCAAGCAAAATATGTTCGACGAATTTACCATGTATGTACATAAATCTCTTTACATACTTTTCTTTTTTTTCATGATGCTTATTTGGTCTATCTTCATCAAAACTATGATGGATTGCTGTTTCCATATTCTCACCAAAAGTGGTTAGACTGCCTGTAAACAATCGCTTTTCGCTATCAAACACACTATCGGTAATGTCCTTATACGGCAAATTAAAAGCATCTGATGACCTAAGTTCATTGTCAAAAGCTTCCAAAATCAACCGAACGAGCTCGTTTGCAAGATCGTCAAGTTTGTCTGGACTGATATCTTGAACCTGCAAGTATCTTTCAATGATTGCCCTAATAAACTCATTATCGCCAGAGGTTTGAATTATCATATATTTGCCGCTTTAAATTCTGTCAATGAATAGGACAATTCTTGTTCTGCTTTTAAAATTTGGGATTCAAAATCTCTCCAAGCAGGTTCTTTGTGAGTACGCTCAACCAATTCATAAGCGGTGAGCAAATCCGTATCATTTAAAACCTGCCCTACTGTATCTACGAGCCTTTTGTCGTTGCCTAATTGTGCGTTATTTACATCAACATCAGTAAATTTTAGATTAAAGATTTCTGCCGATTCTAAATAAGCAATAGGTTTAGTGATAATACGGTCTCCATGTAATTTAAAGTAATGGTACACGGACTTGACCACGGGCCCATACTGCCATTTTACGATATCTTCGTTGATAAGGATTGTATTATATGTTTTGGCATACTTCGCTACTACATAATACAAAAGCTTTTGTAGTTTTAAGTGAGTAACGGGCTTTTTTCTCTTAATAGCTTCAGCCACAATGTAGTTGGCAACATCGATTGGGTTGTATGGAGCTTTTATCATAACAACTCCTTTTTCAAAATGGGATAAAAAAAGCCAAATAATCATAACAATTTCATACAAAACCGTAATAATTACTTGACTTTTAAAATAGGCTAGGCTATAATACAACACATCAAGCAAGGTCTGCTTGATTGGTAAGATGGTAGCCATCGTTACCATCACAACAAGGAGTAAGACGATGAAAGCATCCATTAAAATCGCAATCATCATCGCCATACTGTTGCTAAGCTATCCAGCTTACTAACAGTAAAAGCCTAAGGTAGTTGCAGCTACTAAGGCAGGTTAGGTGGAAACGCCTAGCCACTCCTTACCCATTATCATAAGACATTTTTTAAAAAAGGTCAAGTACCATGCCAAAAATCACAAGCACCCCTAAAACCCAAACCCAAATTCAAAAAGAGAGCAACGCACGCCGTGGGGTAAAAAACAAAGCATTCACCCTAAAACTTGATGACATAGAACTCATCAAATCCTTATCCAAACGCTTAAACATTCCCCAAAATCAGCTCATCATGGACGCTGTGCGTGCATATCAAAGACAGCTTGATTAGCCTAACGCCCCCAATGCACTGTTAAAAGCATTGCCATAAACCCCCGTTGGGGCTTGCTGTGACCAGCCGTGTTCAAGTCGCAACGCATAGGGCAGGTTGTTTTGAATGTAGATGATAGGATAGGTATGCTTTGGAATGCCTAAGACAAGCTCAACACCGCCCCCATTTTCATTTAGGCTTTTTGTGCCAATGCTGATATGATGGGCATTTTTGTAACGCCCTTTACGCACAGGACTTAGAGCGATGACATTGTTATAGCAGTCAATGGCAAATTTGCGGTAAGTGGCGTCAATCTTATCAGCAATGGGTTCAACCGTGATTTTTTTATGCCACTTAATCCCCATTTATCCCCCTAAGCTGTATGAAATAACAGATACCTGCTGGATCTTGGCTGATATTCATCACTTTCATCTGATTAATGCTGTCATTTATCTGTGGCGTGTCTGTTAGCTCACTTTGCAAACAAATTAGCTTAGTATCTTGTTGCATGATGGTCTTGTTATCAATCTCATAGGCATGAAAGCCTGTAAAAACGCCCCTACCGCTGTAATTGATGGTAGATAGTACTTGGGTATCATTAACCGCCCAATCATCATCAGATAAGATGACACGCACCACTGTGAAGTCTTTGACAGTATCTTTTAAGTCGCCATCAAAGGCTTGTTTTATTTCTTGTGTGATTTCTTGTTTCATGATTTGCACCAAAAAAATCAAACTTTTTTAAAAATAATGCTTGACAATTAGGCAATAAATGCCTATAATATAATCATAGCCAAGCAATCATGCTTAGGCAACAAAAACCGCCTAAGGAGCGATGAGATGAATACCCAAACCCTTAACCGAGAAATCAAAATGGCAGAGCTTGAACGCATTAAGCTAGAAGCTGAAAAAATGAGAGTTGAAACCGAGAAACTAAGAGCTGAAACTTTCAAACTGCAAAAAGAAACCAAATACTATCCTGCCGTTTCTATTGTAATCGCCCTAATCGCCCTAGTTACATCTTTTCTAGCCCTAATAAAATGAAACCTAACATTAAAAGCCACAACCCAAATCCCACTTACATCAGAGCCTTGCTTAAAAAAGCAGGGCTGTCTCAGCGAAAAGCCGCCCATATGCTTGGCGTATCTGAACGCATGATGCGTTATTATTTGGTGCATACAGATGACCCAAATTACCGCCCCATGCCTTATGCTGTGCAATTTTGCCTTGAATGCTTAGCCAAAACTTAGCCCCTTACCGCAGGCAAGCTAAACATTCCCAAAGGCTGTTGTAAATACGGCTCAATGAGTGCTAAAGCGATTTGCTCATTTTGGCTCATCGCCTGCCCCATCTGTCCATCTGCATAGGTTTTTGATTAAAAATATGCCAAATATGTACTCATTTAAGTACGAATTATGGTTTTTAAAATTTATTTATAAATCAATAACTTATCAATCAATCACTTACA